TAATGTATTACGTCCTATTTCGCCCATGGCAATACCATGTCTAGCTCCACCGAAGGCAGAAGCGCCTTGAGCTTGTGCTCCTAAGGCGTCCATCCCAATATCCGCACCTCTTAAAATATCTGATTGATTAGTATCAATAACTTGTTGAGTATAAGGGTTCATGTAAGCGGACATATCGTTGCCGGCTAATTGACCTGCTGTAACAGAGTTAGGGTTATACCCCATACCTGCTGCAGAGCCTATTCCCGACCCGGCGATGCCTTGAGCAGCTAATTGATTAATGTTCGGATTAGTTGTAATCCCGCCTGGTTGTGGTCCACCTGCCATAATTATCTCCTAAGAATATAAAGCGTCATATTTAGCTACGTCGCCTGGTTGACTTGCTGCTAAATCGGCTTTAGCTTGTTCAAAAAGAGGCATACCTGAATAACCTTGCGTTCCGTCTGCATAAGTTGTTGGTGCGGGCATACCCTGCATTGGTGTTAATGATCCTGTTGGCATTAAACCAAAGGCTTCCGCTGCACCGATATTAGCTTGCATTGCTGCTTGCTGATTCGGGTTGATTGCTGCAATATCCGGTCCTTGCCAAGGCATATACCCGATGTTTTGAACATCTTCCGCCCTGGCTATGTTTCTTACCGTGGGGTCTTTAACCCAATCTGGTATATCTGTCCATTGGTTTGTACTTCCGCCTTTGCTACTCATTTAAAACTCCTTTGCTAAAACTGTGTGTTGTTCTTCCCAACCCTTATCTCCTAGTACTTTTTTCCAGCCTTTTCGTCCCACGAGTGTCATGCCTTCGCACCCCTGCCCTTTACCCCATTCTACCGCGTCGGAATGCATATTTGTAATTTGTTCAAGCTTGCCTGCGGCGAGGAAAACATGCAAGACTCTTTTGTTAGGATAAACCACGATCTCCGTTACTGCACATCCTTCTTTACCTGGCCATAATTGCATGTGACCACTTAAAATACCTTCTACAACATCAAGAAAACTGTGTGTACCTCCGCCCTTCTTTAGAGCTGATTCAATCCAGTCTCTACATCTTAATATTTCTTCAGGTATAATCATGGATCTAATTTAACTTTTACCCAGACACCGCTTTTAGAAACGACTAGTGTTTGGTTAGCTCTATCCCACATCAAGATGCCATCTTCTGCTGCTGAGTCACCTGACGTTAAGTATCTTAATTTGTCAGTATTAGTAGTCAAGTAAGAAACAAGTCGTTCACCCCAGTTCTTCCAATCAGTACCTAAAGGTGGAGGAGGCTTAATCATCTTCTACCGCCAGATCTAGCTTCAATCCTCATAATGCCTGAACGCCAATCAGTATTACCCACACCTTCTACCTTCACTCTAACCTGTCTTCCTGTGAATCTAACGTCTGTAGGATTTGTCAGGGTATACGGTCCATGTGTTGTTTCTGCTGCATTAGGATAGAATCGTGTCTTAAATGTAACCTTAACTTCACCTTGTGTTATTTCGTCAGGGATAAGATTGTTTACTTTCATTATTGTATCACCATTACCTAAACTAATAGGTCCTGACTCAGCATAAGGTTTAACAGAACCATGCGTATGGCCTGTTTCATGGTTGTACAAATCACCACTACCATCACACCAAATAGGATTAGAAAAGACGCCTCTGTCAATAGCTGCTGTTCTATCCAATGTTCCTGTAGACCAATGACTTTCTTTATAATCTAAAGACACATACCTGTCGTTCTCTGTAGAAGAGCCTGAAGGGTAGAAGAACCATACCTCTCCATGCTGTGAATTATGAACTGCGTAGGCTTTACTAATTTGATTTCGGTTAATATCATCGAAAACATAATCTAAAACATCACAATTAATCTCTGTAGCCACTGAACCGTTAAATGTATAGAAGCCTTTGTGCCCCATCCAAAATGCGCCTTCATCTACAGCCACAATAGCTTTTCTTGAAGCAATACCACAAGCTGTACCAACCCTTTCAAATCCATATACAAATGGTGGTCCTGAATATGATGCAATGTGTGCGTCTTGATCTGTCAATATAAGTGTTCTGCCTCTCATGCGAATCCCACACATAATTTGGCCTTGTGTTTGTAGCTCGAAGTCACCTGCCTCGTTTGTTGCTGCTGCAGTCCATGATGTGTTGTTTTCTCTATCACACCAAGCTACTTTACGTGGATTTCCACCTGCACCTAGTGCAAAGACAAATCTTTCTTCTGTAACTAGCATAGAGTTATTAGAGACAGGCGCGTTCGTTAATGCTGTTGGTAAGACTGATGTGTTTAATTGCCATTCATAAATCTTACCGTCTTTGGATGAACAAGCTAATAGATATTCGCCCCATGTATCTAATGCCCATGTTGTTGCTTCGGAATATACACCTGAGGATGTTGTAGCTACGCCATAATTATCATTACTGTAGAAACCACCACCATAGCCAACATTAAGTGAGGCACTTAAATCTCCTACTGTTAATCCGGAAGGAGTGATATCACTTACTGTGTGAGACACATTAACATAATATAGTTTGTTATACGTTCCTGCTACTAGATTAGTCCCCCCCGTATTATCCTCCCATGAAATCATTGCTCTAGGTGCTGATGCAAATGCTGAGGTTTTTCTAACAGTCCATCCGCCCACAGGGCGCATAGAACCGTCATGCCATCTAACTAAACTAGCATCTCTCCATCTATTAGATGATTCAAAATCTGTACCGTTTCTATGAATGCCCGGTGGTATTTGTAGTGGTATTAAACTCATGCTGCTATCTCCGTCCAAGTAGTTGATGTTGGTGCTATAACTTCCCACTTCTCTCTGCCTACTGCCAACGTACCTGATGTTGTACTTATTGCTGCACCTGAATGTTGTACTCTATTGCACGTTGCTGTAATTGTTGCAATAGGAGAAGATATAGCGATTCCTTGCCAGATCTTCTCAGAATCTGATGTTATTGATGCGGTGCTTGTCGTTGAGGCAATGCCACCTCTAATCGCATATCCTAATACGGTTATCGATGCTGAGGCTGTTGGTGTACCTGAGCCAAATCTAACCCTATTGCATATTGCTGCTATTGTTGCTGAGGCAGTTACAGTAGCACTTCCACTTACAATGAATACACTGTTTGCAGTTATTGTAGCACTAGCAGAAGGGTTAGCATATCCTTCTCTAACTCTAGTAGCACTAGGGTTAGATAAACTAGAGGTTGAACTAGATATAGCACTTGCTTCTCTTACTCTTGCACCATTAGCTGTAGTATTAGCTGTTGTGGTGGATGTACCATTTACAAGCGCACTTCCTTCAGGAACTCTTCTAGCACTAGCGCTTACAGTAGAAACTGCGTTTACTGTTGCCTCACCAAGTCGTATCTTAATACATGATGCTGTTGCAGAGGATGTAGCAGTTACAACGGTTTGTAAATCACCTTGGGTATATTCGTTCAGACCATACAAGCCTGAGCCATAAGAAAACTTATCTGTCTCTTCAAGTATGAAACTCTCACCTGAACAAGTAGTTGAGGTTGTAGAGGTTATGGTTAATTGACCACTACCAATATGAACTTCCCAATTTACATTAGGAACACTAGACGTAGAGGTTGCCGTAGCCGAAGCATCTTTTACCTCACCAAGACTAGAACCGAAAGTCCTTAATCCATAATACGATTCACCATATTCAAAAGCCATAATTAACCCTTTGTAGGACTATTAGTCTAGCGTAATATCTAAGTCACCTGTAGGTACACGGAACACATCGCCTGCTGCAATTGCTTTAGAAGACGTTAATGTTGCATAAGCCATTAGGTTGCCTGATGTTGAAGCATCAAATACACCTACGTGAGTTACTGTACCAAAACCTGAGCCTGTTGCTGTTGCATATTCAACTGCTGCTGAGTTTGATGTAGTGTTACCTGTTGTAGTAAATGCAACTGATACTCGTGCGTAAGCTGTACCTGAAGTAGATACTTCTGTACCACCACCTGTCTCGCCTGGTGCTGCTGTGAACAAAGCCAAGTATTTAGTTGTTGGAGCAGTGTAAGCCGCACCTGCAAATACGTGGTCTAGTATTTCTGTTTCTAAAAAGTTTGAAAATGACATTGTTTTCTCCTATTGAGACTAACCTAAGCCTCGTATTTTAAGTGTTAAGCCCGATCCGCTATATCTAGCTTTTTCAGACGATTGATTTAATTGTGTTACTGCTGCGCCATACATTTGCGCCCATATAACAAGCCTCTCGTCTTCGCCTAGATACGGTGCTGAATGTAATAACGCTCCATAGAGATATACATCAGGTGCTTCTAGTAAAAGCCAATTATCAGCATTACTTGAACTTAGTGCCGTTGGTTTAGCATAGTATAGTAATTCTGTGTTCGTTTCTGCCGAGGGGGTTGGATATAACTGGAATTGCCCATCTGCATGTGTATAGTATCTAGGTGTACCGGTAGTATCTTCCGCACCTGCTCGCTTATCTTCCATTGCTTTTCTCGACATTAGATCGAGTGGTGAAGTTCCATTATCTGTTACATGAAATCTAATCGTCTCCATCCAATTGTTCGGGACTTGTGAATATTCATCACCTGCGCTTTGTTGTCCACTGGAACGTGTCTCCATCTTCCAATGCCGAACATCTCGGTTTATTTGAGATTCTGTTAATGCAATGAAATTTTCAATTGCAGAAGTTAAGTCGTCTCGATTAAGAAAATCCGCGATTGCAGACTTAAGGTTTGTAAACGTATTTATAGCCATAACTTTATTATACCTTAATTATTTATGCGTAATCTAGTAATCCTTTTTCTTTTTTCTTTGAGTATAAAGGCTTACCTTTAAGTAATATCTCTTCAATCAATTCCGGAGTAATATCAATATAAGGCACCTCTCGTGTTATCGGCTTATTCTTAGGGCCGTACTCAATTGTAGTTTTACCGCTCTTAAGATTAAACTTATCAATGATCTTCTGTAATTGGATGGGTAGATCTATATCATAAACTTGTTGGAGTCCTTTTTCATTCATTATAGGCTTTGTCCATTCACCCTTAGCCTCTACTGTTTCTAATTCCGTATCTGTTTTCAAATATCCTTTGTAGCCTTCTGGAGTTTTTCCGTCCATCTTGGTCAAACCGCTTCCGCCTAGCCCAGGGTTACTCATATCTAAGCTT